TACATTAAAATTTTTGGTGGTTTTACTGACAATAGATTTGACGGCGTTCTGCCTGGCTTCATGATCAACAGTAAAGTTTGCAGTAAAGTTTACTGTAGACTTTACTTTATTTTCTTTACTTAAATTATTTACTAGGAGTTTGTCTATACTTTTAGCTAGGGTGTGACGTAAACTTTGCTGTATAGACTGTCTACTAACGATTTTATCTTTTGAATTTTTTTCGTCAATCATTTTTTTTCTTCTAATGCACCAGCTATAAATTTATAATTCCCACCGTCTACCGCGTGATCCCTTTTGTATCCCCCTACATCCCACCGAGTACCTTTTAATTCATCTAAAATTCTTGCGCCTTCAGCTGGTGTTACATCCTCTTTTAGCTTTCTTGCCAGGACTAAACTGATTCGTGCAGCAAAATTTATAAACACCTCTTCATAATTTCCATAGTTCTTGCCACGCTGTTCAAGTATGCTCGCAGCTTCTTTTGCTAGTTGTTGTGGTTTAATCAATGCCTAACTCCTTTAAATCTATAAAATCATCACCATTTAGCTCTTCAAACTCATCATACCTTGTTCTTGGCTCTTGGCGCCTTGCTGGTAACACTTTCTTTTTTTTAGGTCTAATCGTACCACTGGTAACCTGATTGACACCTCTACGGAGCTTATTGACGTTTATTTTTTCCTGAACTCTTGCTTCCAGCGTATAAAATGAATATTTGCAGCTCGTACACACTCTTCTGCGCCTAACCTGGTTATCTTCATAAGCTCGACTATCTTTTACCTGGGTAGATTTTTTACACATAGGACAATTCATGCCCCAAGCTCCTTGGCAAGTTTCTCGATCATCTGCATTTGTGTGTTGTCTTTTAACTCAATCAAGTTTGATAAAAATAATTTCATCTTTGAAAAGTTATCTATTACAGCTACAGCTGCACCAGCTTCTATCAGCTGTTCATGCATCTTCTTTTGCTGCGCTGATGTTCTACCACCTGGTCTTTTTAGCTCTAAGAATATACTGCACGGCACACCATCCCAAAAGTAACGCTGCGGTACAAATATGCATAGATCAGGAAACCCAGCCTTCATACCCATAGCTTTCATTTTGACATGGTAGTTTACATGACGCCTACCTTCATTTGGTGAATGATGATATATAGCGCCCCTGGGTAATGCAGCATCTAACCAATCCACAACCATTTTATGAAATTGGTATTCTTTCATGCTAATCTACACGATAAAAATCATTAGGCGTTACAGCTCCGTCAGTTACTGTCATGATTGCAGCCATGTATTTTGCGCTTGGTATCATCCTATCTTTGTGTGTTTTAGGAAGACAAAAACGCCTGGCAATCGTTGCATGATTAGCACCTATCATTGCAGCTAACTTGGCATAGCTCATTTTATTTTGATCTTTAAATTCTCGTAATGTCATGCCCTGGATTATATATAATTGACAGTATCGGTCAATACTGTTAATTATTTAATTTGCAATATGACAGAATGTGACATATCATTTATTTCAACAATGAGGTACAAGAATGAACAATAGAATTTCAAATTATCGAAATATGCTCTTGGGAGATCATTATCGTTATATGACATCTAATTTGAAAAAGTACATACAGCTATCAGGCATGAGCCATGCTGAAGTTGCAGCTGCTAAAGGTATTGCGCCTGAAAGCCTTAGTAGGCATATATCAGGTAGATCACAATTCAGTATCCAAGATGCCATTGAATACGCTGAAATATTACAAATAGACCCAACTGCTATCCTATTTGATCCATGTAAAGTCAAAGTGTTTGGCAATATAATAAACGGATTTAGTGTCAATATGGTTAATGCCAGTGAAAAAGAAAAATTTGTTTATACATCTAATATCCGATTCGCTAGTCATGTTGGTGCATTTACTAATCAAAGATCTGAATTTAATACTTATTTTGATGGTACTATTACTTGGGCAGATATGCGCCCAATACAATCAGAAACAATACCCCAGGACGCTTTGAGTAGGTGCTGTATATATAAATGCGCAAACACAAAAACTATAACTCAAGCCGTTTTGCACAAGCAACAAAGCGGTAAATTCACCATAGAACCTCTTGAACATGGACACTCTATAATGACAGATGTTGATGTTGTATGGGCGTGTCCAGTTTTAGGAAGAGCTGAACGACCTGATTTGTTAGGTTTAGAAATAAAATAAATATATAATTGACAAGTACTGTCAATTTCTATTTAATCCCATCTAGTAGATAACAGATGGGGTTAATTATATGGAGTTCCCAACACTGCCCAACTGGGCAACACAAAAAAACTACTTATGGCATTCTAATCCTGAAAGTAGACCAGTATGTAGAACATACTTTGATAAATGTATTATAAGACCAAAGCTAGATATAGCTTGGTCTATAGTCAAAGGCGAAAAGGACGGTGATAAAGATCACGCCTTAGAACAAATCAAAAAATATACTAATGACGCAGCTAAAATGACAGCTGGTAAAGTTGTGCAATCATTAGTTGAAGATTACAGAATCAATAACAAAGCAGATACGATAGAAGATTGTATTGGTGCTGGTAAAGAAATGTTTGCCGAATACAAACCTAAGACCTGGGATGATGGCAAGGACGAAGCGCAACTAGAAATATGTAGAGATACTTTTGCTGATGTATTTAAGAATGCTTTGCAAGGTATCGATGAAGCGCAAAACAAATTAAGAATAAATAAACTAGAAGGTGAACGTAATTATATGTTTGCTGTTCCAGGTCTAGCATTAGAGTATAACGGCAAGCCTGATTTTAACGGACAAATAGAACTTAAAACTACCTGGGCAACATACAGTAAACTAATAAGTTCAGGAAGGCGTTCAGCTAGTCTACCTTCGCAACCTAGCTGGTCGCATCTATGCCAAGTTGCTGGATACTGGGCATTCAAGAATGAGCCGCAATCAATTGTATATGCTAACGAAAAAGGTTTTAGAGTTTTTACTGAAGAGAACTGCGAAAAACTAGCGCCTGAAGCATTAAAAAATATTTGGAATCATATTGTAGCTAAATGTCGTATCCGTGAAAACCAGCTCAAATCAGCTGATACAGTAAATGATTTGATACAGCTAGTCGAACCTGACTTTAGCCATATGTACGCTTGGGATATTCATCCTGACGTTTTATCAGAAGCAAAACTATTATGGGGATTTATACAATGAATAAGTATTTAAAAATGCATATTGCAAAAGCAACACCCAAACAAAATTTAAATTTATTTAGGTACACTGTTTTACAGTTTCTTGGTTTTTTTATGTTCACTGTATTCATGATTTTCCTACTGGTGATATTATGATTCAAACAAATATGTTTGATAAATTAGAGGTTCCTAGAAATGTCCGTGAAGCACGCTTTCTAGAGTTTCATAAACAATATCCTATAGTCTATAGATTATGGGATAGGTTTACCAGGGAATGCATACATAATGGCATGAAAAAGATTGGCGCAGCTTTAATTATGGAACGTATACGCTGGGAAACAAGTGTTGTCATACAAGACAGCACGCAAAACGAAAAAAAATTAAAAATAAATGATCATCACAAAGCATATTATTCACGGCTTTGGATGAAAAATAATCCTGAATATAAAGGTATATTTGAAACTAGAGGAGTAGAAGGCAGTGAAGATTGAAGATATAATTAGTGAAATTAAAAGTATCGAGAAAGTCGATATAAAAGGCAAAGCATACACAACTGTTGCAACAAGGGTAGAAATTTTTAGAAAATTTTTTGGTTTTGATTACTCAATAAACACAGAATTATTAGTTGATGATGGCAAAAGAATTTTAATGAAAGCAACCATAAGTAATAAAGAAGGTAATGTTGTAGGCGTTGGTCATGCTGAAGAGATAAGAGGGTCAGGATATTTTCCAATGAATGATAAAAGAAATATAAACACAACATCAGCACTAGAGAATTGTGAAACCAGTTGTATTGGTCGTGCGCTTTCCTCTCTTTCGTTACATGGTGGTGAATACGCAAGTATTAATGAAATAGAAATAGCAGAAGGAAAGAAAAAAAAGTTGGATAAAAAACCTACTACTAAATATCAAGAAGATAGACTTGCAGCTGCTGAAAAATATGTAGAGGAACAGATGCAAGCTATCCAAACTATGAACCCAAATGCACTTATAGTTTGGACACAACAAGAATCAGATAACTTAAAATCGTTAGCTGATTTTAGTAAAAATCTACATACAAAATTGTTTAATGCTTATAAGGAAAGGAAACAAAATGGCATCAGCACCTAATATGAAAAATAGTAAACTTAGACTAAATGGATCTATAAATGCTACTGATCAAATATCAGTTGGATTTTGGTTTAACATTGACGATCCTGATCTAGTTGACCAGCTAGAAAAGTATTACGCTATAGCTAATAAATCACCGTCAATACAGCTGCAAAGAAAAGAGATAGATACATACACAACAATGGGTAGTGCTAATCTATTTTTACCTGATGAGCGTAAGACTATGTTGCAAAGCAACTCAACATTAATAGGAGATGATGATGGCTTCCCTGGAAGGTAGAACTTTATTAAGACCTAAAGAAGTAGCCATTAGATTGTTTGGTGATTTTGGTGATACTAATCGTAAAAGAATTTATCGCTGGATACACAACAAAAAAATAAAATCTATAAAAGATAATAGAGTGTACTTTATACCTAAATCTGAAATACACCGTATTGAATCAGAAATGGAAATGGCGGATTAGTTTCCGCCATACATTGCTGAAGCAGCTGCTTGTCTTGCCTTTGCTTGTTTTCTTTCATTCTTAACAAAGTGACCATACTGCTTGTAAGTAAAGTTAGAGTTTGAATGCCCCATAAGAGCTGCTACTTCCGCCCAATCTTCACCCAGGCTAGATAACTGTACTGATGCATAAAAGTGTCTCATATCGCCCCATAGGATAGGTTTTACACCAGCTCTTTCACAAACTCTTTTAATTAGTTTGATCAATATCTTTTGTACTTTTGGTGTACCGTTAGAGCTTGCAAACACAATGTCACCAGGTGCGCTAAACTTTGATGCAATCTTTAGCTCTTTAAGTTTCTTCATAGTAGCTGCATCAATAGGTATTTCTCTTCTACCTCTTTTAGTTTTAGTGTCACCAATAATCATTGTGCCATGCTTCACTGCACCCTCGATACGAATTGTATGATTATTAAAATCAATGTTGCCCCACTTCAATGCACGCAGCTCACCTTGTCTCATACCGCTTGCAAGAGCTGTAAGAACCATACACTGATCATAAAGAGTTTCAGCTGGTAATCCGTCATTAACAATCTTTTGAATTGTCTCAGGCTGTATTCTTGGCGCCCTATCTCCAAGCTCTGATGACATACCTAATGAAACTTTATCAAGAGGGTTTATTGTAATCCAACCTTTAAGATCACAATAATTTAAAAACATTTTTAATACTTTAATTCTTTTCTCAGCTGTAGCTTTTGATTTACCTTCGTCAGTAATACCTTTAACAAAAGCTGTAACTAATTCAGATTTGTTTTCTCTTTTAATAATATCAAAACTTTGATCTAAAAATTTCTTACCATCAATTTTAATATCCAAACAATAACCTAACGATTTTTTTATCTCTTTGAAAAATGAAACAGACAATTCTTTATTATCTATCCTAGTTGATTGGTAATGATAAAACTTATCTACTGCCTGGGATACTTTTACTACGTCAACTTTTTCTGCAATAGCACCAGTAATAAATTTAGCTTTGAGTAATTCAGCTTCTTTTAAAGCAGCTGCTTTTGATGAAAAGTTACCATAATAATGTGAGTAACCCACACGCCTTGCATCAATAACCCAATGCTTTCTTTCTTCCCAATATCTTACTTTTAGATCCTTCATTCACCGCTCCTTTGTTAACCGCTTATGTAATAAATATAACAGTAGATGACATATTTTCAAGATATAGACAGAAAAAAATGTCTACAAAATGTCTACATGGACTATTTATAAAAGTTATGAGAAAGGTGTTTTGGGGGATAAGCCATTGATATTGCTAGGAATATAATGGCGAGAGTGACGAGACTCGAACTCGCGACCTCCGGCGTGACAGTTCGTAAAAAACCTATGCGTGGGGTGTAAAGAGGTAGGTATTCAGGGAAATACGGCTACAGAGTTCCCACCGATTCCCTCGAAAAAGTGTCTACAAAATGTCTACAATTAAGATTTATATTTACCCATGATAGATTTCTTTTTTTTACCATCTTTTTTCATAGGCTTTTTCTTTTTATCCATTTTCTTACCGTATGATGATTTACCGTACATTATTTTTTTCCTTTCATTTTTTTCATTAATGACATTGCTTTTGATTGAGCTGCTTTTGATAAATCCTTTGCATGAAATACTTGTTTGGATGCTGCACTATGTGAAGCGCCAGTATGTATCTGACCATCCATCTTATGTGTCTTACCCATATAAGGTTTACCATCTTTAAAAAAGTGTGTGCCTTCAGCCATTATCAACTCCATTTAGTTCTGTCTGCCCAGTAAGCAGCAGACATTTTTCCCTTGGCTATATTCTTTGCGTGTCTAGCCTTGAAACTTTTACGTTTGTTTTTCATTCTTTCGCTTTCGCCTTTCTTTGGCGCACCAGCTGTATCAGCTCCTTGCTGACCAAATCGTATTGTCTTTATTTTTTCACCTACCTTGGCAACAACAACATGACTTTTTGTTGGATGATTAGGTGTACGCTTTGGTTTATTAAAACCACTGACCTTCATTCTTTTGAGAATGCTGCTCATGAAGATCTAACGGAACCCATCTTTGATGCTTTGTTTGCAAACTTAGAACCACCTATTTTTGTCATTGTACCGTATACATAACTATCAGCAGCTTTGCCCTTCAAACCTTTTGCTTTGGCTTTTGCCATCAAAGATTTTTCTAATTTTTCTTTCATCATGCCTGGCATTATATCCTCCTAAATTGTCTAGTTTTTTTCATGATTGATTCAGGTTGTTTTGAAAACTGTTTACCAGCTTTCTTTGACTTTCTTTTAGCAGCTGTAGTTGCAGCATACTCAGCTGGTGTGAGAGCCTTTATTGCTTTTTCAGGTAAATAACGCTCACCAGTAACGCTTGATTTTTTGCCTGACTTAGTGCGCCATTTTTGTTCGCCCCAGCTCTTCAGGCTTCTTTGTGACTTGGCTAGGCTCATGATCTGTAACCACCACCTCTTGCCTTGTATGTTTTAGCTAGTAGTTGTGCTTTCCTGGCTGACCATTTACCAGCAGCTGTTCCATGAGTAGCTCGACCTAATATAGATTTATATAATCTTTTTCTCATTTCAGGTTTGGTATAATTACCAGCTTTATTAACCGCCATGTAACAATCCTTTTCTATAGCCTTCTGATCTATTGTATGTCAGTGTTTCTTTTCTACCATCAGGAACATATGAACAATGTATCCAGCCGCTGTTACCGCCCTGGAAACATTCTAATATTAATTGATCAAATGGTAGGTTTTCTTCTATCCATGTAGCTAACTTATAATTACTAACACCAGCTACCTCAAAATCTGCAGCTTCACCTTTTGCGTGTTGGCTGGTTGCCTTTGATCCAATAGCTTCACATAGTTCAGGTGATCGATATCCACTTGAAACTATAAATGATCCAAACTCATTTCGTATTGGCTGTAATATATTTTCACACAATGCTGTAAGATTAAAAATGTGATCAGCTGTTGGTGTATTTGGTATACCTTTTCTTTCAGCTGTCTGACTTTTTGTAAGTTCAGCTAGAGAAAAGTTTTTTGATAACATCATTTTCTATTCCTGAATTTATCTACACCCTTCAATCCAAGTCCAGCTAGAATTGTGAAATACAAAACATTCTGATACCAATCAGGCAGCTCGTTTAATCTATCAAATCCTTGTTTGACTATATCTTCCATACCAGGAATAAAAACCAGGATCACTGGTATTAAGACAATGACGGTAATTATTTCGTCTTTCCAAGAACCCTGGGTACTCTGCGCCATAATAAGTTCCCACTTACTACTATGGGTTGCAGCTGTCTTCATTACTTCAGCTTCAGCTTCTGCCTTTGCTTTTGCTACGGCGCCTTTTGCTTTTGTCTGCTCTATCTTTGATTCCATAAAGCTAGATGCAAGGGATGCAAGCGGTGTTAAAAATTGTAACATAATTATTTTCTCTCCATCCAAGCAGTTGTACCCATATATGTACCAACTATACCAGCGCCTGAAATGTAAAATAAATTAGATATGTCTGACATAGCTTCCAGGCGATCTAATGGAATAAAGAAACAAGCAACTGTAAATACACCCATACCAATCAAAGTGTATCTTGCCATTCTAAGTTGCGCTAAATTTTTTCTTAGTTTTGTTTCTGTCTCTCTTATTTCTTTAGCAGCGGATATCTCCTCATCGCTGATTTCACCGTCCTGATTGAGATCCCAACCACTATACTTAGATTTTTTTTGAAATTTTTTCTGCATCAATAAACCTTTATTTTACTTGTATCTACGTTTGGAACTACTTTACATAAACATTCATAAATAACTTCTTTACCGTTTGCAGTATCGTAAGTTTGCTGACTTAAATATTTTGAATAGTACAAGCAATCATTTACGTTACGAAAATGTAAAGTTGCACTAAGGCTGCCTGATAGATAGCAAGCCAACATAAAACTTGTCATATAATACCTTTTTTCTTAGCAATAACTGCCAGGACGGTTACAACACCAGCACATAAAGCAGTTATCATTATTGCTAAAATTGTTTTTAAAATTATGTCTTGGATTTTTTCTTTTTGTTTTTGTCTATCTATTGCTGCTTGTTTTCTTCTTTTACGAGCGTCAGAGCAGTGCTGTAAATAGTCCGTATAAAGATTTGCTCTTCCATATAGCTGCATGAACTCAGCAAGCATTTGTTGCTTACGTCTAATTTCTTCTAATGCCATAAACTCTTCTAAGTCATTATCTTCCTTACCAAGAAAATTAGTCCATATACTATTTTTTCTTTTATGGAGGTCTTGTCTTAACTGATCTTCAGCATTTACAAATTTTTGAATAGCTGCTCCAGCTGCACTTATCTCCCTACCATTTTCAACAGTTTTTTTAATAACAGCATAAGCAGCATTGGCTGCTGCCAACATCTCAAGCATGACATGATTTACCTATTAATTAGTTTTTAAGGATTATTGATATTAGTAATACGATCGTTGTACCAGCAGAGCCTATGAGGACAGCTTCCAGGCGCTTTACACGATTGAGTAATTCTATAAATCTTTCCTGGCTAAGTGCTGCTAGAGTATCAAGTTCAGCCTTAACAGATTGCACACTAGGTTTAGCCATCAATCTGCATCCTCTATCTTGTTGCCTTCAGCTACCCATTCTTGGATTGCTTGGTAGTGTCTGTTGTTAGGGTCTAGTGGTACAAACAGTTCTTTCCCATCTATAGTAGCAACTATTACTTGATTAGCATTGCCATCTTCATTTAAACAATATTTAGCTTTTGTAATATTCATAGTATCTCCTACATCTCTGCATCCATTTTAAAAGCAGTAAATCTGGGGTCTCGGTTTGAGTCACTTATTGCAGATGTATTTGCCCTTAACATATCTGTGCTTATTGTTGGAGTGTCTAGTGTAGCACTACTTCCATCAGCATCATAAGTTACGTCAGCAGTTGGTGCTGCTCTCATATCTACTGGAAACATAACTTGGAAACATCTTTTATTGTCAGGTCTTAAAACAAAACTTACAATTCTTAATGCTAAACTTGGTTGATAATAATAACGTCTACATAAATTTAATTCTTCTCCAAATGACCTATGCTCAAATGGTGTGGCTACAGAACCTACTTCCATTTGTATGCCAGTAATATACCACTCATTATCTGTTGAGGACATTATATTTGCTGCTTGCCCAGCATATCTACTAGATGTCGCTGTAGTTGCCCAAGACGTTCCTAAAGAACCTGATGAAAAATTACTACCAGCTGCAACACAAAATGCAATTTCAAATCTGTTACTAATATCATTAGTAATTGATGTCGCTGTATTTTTTGGTAATTTTAATATTTTTCTTTCCCAAGTGTTAGCACTTAATATTGTATATTGTTTTGTAATGGTGCTTGTTCCAGCTGCATTTAATCTAAACTCAACTGTGTAAACTCCAGTTACATTAGAACGAACATAAAAAGATACAGTCACTTCTTCAGAAGCACTTGAGCCATAATTAAAGTGCTGCACATCTTGACCCTCTATTTTATAAAGAAATCTAGCTAACTCATCTGCATCAAGTGATGATTCAGCAGTGGTGCAATCTAGTTTAAGTGATTTTGAAAATCCATCAGGTGCAGTGGAAGATTGCGATACAGTAAATGCAAAGTTGTCTGTGTTGTTTGTTAGAAATTGTATTCTGTCACAAGTTTTAAAACCTGTTGATGTGCTTGACGTTCCTCTCTCAGCTACTTGCATTGCACCATTGATGATAATATTCCTTCGCCCACCAATCTGACTATTGGTTAGGACTTCACCCATCTTTGCTAATTCTGCTGCTTTGGTCATTCGTTACTCCTTAACAAGCCATCAATACACAAGGCACTAAATATGTGCCATCATTATATGTATGTGATACGTTTGTTGATGTTACTTTTGCTATTGTTTTACTTCTTACAATATCATCGCCTTGAGGTTTTGCAGTACCATCTCCAGCACTCATTAGCAAATCACCTCTAGCTACTTTTGTGCCTTTAGCAATTCTTATAACCATATCGCCAGTCATTGCTACGTTCATATCATTTGTATAAATTTCATCATCATTATCCCAGTTAACAAAAACTCCAGCAACATTAACATCACCCTCAACACTTGATACTGCCATACAGTTTAACTGCTCATTTTCTTCTTTAACACCATCTGTTGTCCATTCTGCCATTTGATCAAGGTTTGTCATAACTGTACCTTTGACTATGGTTTCATCACGAGTGTTGTCTTTTAATTGTGAATAACGAGATAAATGACCGCCATTATACGAAACAGTTGAACCACTCACAGAAATAGTGCCTTCTGTTACATTATCTTGACGTAAAGCAACAATATCACCATTATTACCATGTCTGTTTAATAATAGAACAAGACCACTATCTGTAGTTTGATTAAGTCTATTACCAATGTGTGTACCTTCAGTAGAATCAGAAATTGCGGTTTTACGAAAAACAACACTACCATTTGCTAAAATTCGCATACGTTCTGTGTTGTTTGTTGAAAAAGTCATTCCAGCATTAGAAGTATTATTTATATTTAAAAAACCACTTGAAGGAACGCCAATAGTTGATGTTCCAGAGCCAGTTCTTTCTAGTTTTATTTCTAAATCAGATGATTTTTCTATATGAATATCACTATCTACAGTTGTAGCACCTATTCCCAATTTGCCACTACTATCTATTCGCATACGTTCAGTACCACCAATACTGAATTGATGTCTAGTACCATTGATATTCATATCAAATCCACCACCATCACCAAATTCTACATTACCATGTACATCTAATTTTGCATCAGGACTAGTATCGCCTATACCTACGTTTTCAGAACTATCTATGGTAATAGCAACAGCATCAGCATTATCGTCAATGCCTTGTGATGTAAAAGCACCACTTACAGTAACACCACCATCAAACGTACCACCATTAGTCTTGCTTACTGTATCTGCCACAGAGAATACGTCATACACAACAATAACAACCAAGTCATCAGCACTAGCACCTTGTGCCAATACAACAGATGTGCCACTGGTACTTGTATAGTCTGCACTACCTAGCAATACTCCATTCTGAAATACATCTATGTAGTTTGTATCAACATAAGAAAGAGTTACACCCTCGCTACTTGCACCAGTAAATGTAGTCTGACTAGCAGTAGCTGTATAGGTATGTACTCGTCTTACTCCGTTGCTTGGACTTGTTCCTATGTATGGCATAGTTTGTTCCTACTCAATTTTGTTTGCATCATCTTTTTGTTTCCGTGTCTTATAATCACTTCTTGCAGTTACAAGTGCAACAAAGTCTGCTTGGTTGCTTGGTATGGGGTCTGTAAAGCTACTGTCGTTCATCAACCTTGTAGTCCACTCTTGTTGCATACGTTTCCAACAGTTGTTTAACTTGCCATCAATAGCACCTTGTATCCAATCATCAATGCCTTTGTTATCAGTATCATTATACAAATCATTAGATAAAATTTTCTGTTGTAAATCTGTTAATGTTACTGTTTTTTTATGATTTGCCATTTTATATCTCCTTTAAGATGAGTTGTTTCACTCTTGGCTAACAGACTAAATAGCCTGAAAAATTACAATGATTTGTATTTATATCTGCTTGTGCAGTGCCACTGTTATGAGGTTTAATTTTAATTATACAAGTATCATTTGCGTCCATATCAGTAAAAATTGCAAAAGAACTATGATATACACCCAAATCACCATTTAATTGTCTTGGGTCAAATATATCTCTAAATTCAAAATTTGATGTTATGATTTTAGTTTCATAAAAAAAAGTAGCTGAATCTAAACTTCCCATTCTTGTATTTACATTAAATTGATACCTTCCTGTTACTGGTGCAGTAAAAATAGACGTAGAATTATCAAAATCACCATTTTGGTCAAATACTTCTGTTCCAAAAACTACAGTTGTATCTGTATTAATAGCTAAATTAGCTTGTGTAGATGAAACCCTTGCTAAAAAAGCTGGTTGAAGTGGTTTGGTTACAGCACCATTATCACCATCAACAACCATAACAGCAGAAGGTGTACCATTCATTGCCCTACTTAAAGATAAATAACGACTATCACTATTTGCTCTTTGAAATCCCCACCTTGCATCTGCTCCAAATCTCATAATATTTGTATTTGCACCAGTTGTAATATGCAAAGGTGCTTGTGGACTTGCTTCTAATATACCCACACGATTATTTGCACTGTCAACTTTTAAAGTAGATGTGTCTACCGTTACGTCATCTTTTATCGTAGCTGTATCAACACTAATAGACGTAGGAAATACTGTTGTTATTTGATTGCCTATATATCCCATATCAACTCCTACTCACTGATCGTATCAACTACTGATACCCAAACATCTACCGAACTTGCTACAGTGCTTTGTACTTTTAAAATATCACCTGATTGCATAACTATTTTTGCACCACCATCTAATAAAGATAATGCCGAGCCTTTTGGAATCGGTGCCGATTTCACAAGGTAAAAGTCATTTGCTCCATCATTTATAAATACATCTACATCTATTTGTGAGGTATGTGTATTTGCTATATTTACACCAACCAAAGCATCATCAGAGTTTGCAGTTCTAACTGTAATAGCAGACGTTCCTACATTTCTCTGTTTATCTCTTTCAAAATCTTGTGCCATTTATTTTCTCCTTTACAATGCTATTGCCATAGCAGTAGCAAATCCCTTTGTAGCTAAAGCTGTTGCATCTATCGCAGCATCTTGCCAGGCAGAGCCGCTATAAACTCTAAGTTTGTTTGACGTTGTATTAAAATATAGATCACCAGCATTTAGAGCATCACCATCATTATCAACACTTGGATCACTAGACTTAGCGCCTAAATATGTATCATCAAAATTATCTGCACTTGTTGCAGCAGCTGCCGCACTTGCTGCCGCAGCAGTTGCGCTACTAGCTGCATTTGTAGCTTGTGTTGTAGCGGTTGCGGCTTGTGTCGTGGCAGTTGTTGCACTAGCAGCTGCATTAGTTGCGCTGGTTGATGCTTCACTTGCTTTTGTTGTAGCAGTACTTGCTGACGTTGAAGCGTTTGTTTCAGACGATGCAGCTGCTGTTTCAGAAGAAGCCGCAGCCGTTGCAGAACTCGCTGCTGCCGTTGCACTTGTACTTGCTGCTGTCGCTTGTGTGCTTGCAGTGGTTGCAGAAGTTGCTGCATTTGTCGCAGATGTACTTGCTTCACTAGCCTTTGTCGTTGCTGTGGTTGCACTTGTCGCTGCATTTGTTTCGCTTGTTCCAGCATTTGTAGCTGAGGTAGCAGCTTCACTTGCTTTTGTTGTAGCTGTTGTCGCACTAGCAGCTGCATTTGTAGCACTTGTTGTCGCACTAGCTGCATCAACAATAAGTGAATATTTTGCACTGTTAGCGTTAGTCGTTAATGGCTGTGATCCGCTAGATGTATGAGCTGCGGTTACAATAAAAATATTATTTGTACTTGTATCTTTTACAATATCTCTTACTGCATATGCAGTACTTGCCGCCCAATCACCTTTAAAAGTTCCAAGCTCTTGTGTAACTGCTAATTCACCGCTTGTATCAAAAGCTAATATTTTGCTTGCTCTATCAGTAGCTGAATTTGTAAATTCAGTACTTGTCATTGTGTTAGTTCTTGATAGTTTAATAGATCTATCAAGCTCTTCTTGCAGCTGTTGAGTTATAAACGTAACTCTATCTAATGCATTTTCATGACTTTCAGCTGGAAACGGATCATTCTCAACATAATCTGTTCCCTGGGTAAGAGTTAGATTTCTTCTTATTACAACAGTTTCACCACTAGCTGGTCTATTGTCTGAAGATGAATGATGAGCATCAGAACTGTTACCAGTATTAAATTTGAATAAAACATTTCCACCTGATGAATTACCAGCGTTTGTAACAATGTAGTGTGTATTAAGTGTTTTTACAGTTTCTGTACCAGTAGATGATCTTATAATTACAGTAAGATCAGCATCAGCAAATATCTTAAATCCATAGGCAAAACTATGGGTAGATCCATTACCTGAATAACTGTTCTTGGTAGTTGTACTAGATACTGTCATTTTTTTACCTTTAATCTAATAAGTTATTTTCAAAAAACACACGCTGTAATTCTTCGTTACCAGGCATTGCAAGCATTATTGGCAATGCAGCTTCATAAAAATTATCTTCAGCAGTTTTGATCATTTGTTTTTTTGCATCATCCTTCGCTCTTACATAAACTGGATGCACCATAAGAACTTTTAAATAATCTCTAAATTTATACATACCGCTGCCCCTTGAGCCTTGCACATTCAAACGCAGCATAACTTTGTTTTTAGCTATTTCTGTAAGTTGCCCTCTTCTAATATTATCCAGGGCAACACCATTAACTCTTGCTTTTTCATCTCTTAAAGGCGCACCTAATCTAACAAGTTCAGCAAAATAAGGTTCTATTTTCTCTTCGCCGTATTTCATTCTAAATGGCGTAATACTATTCCATAAAGCAAGCATTGGATTTACAGCAAAAGGAACACCACGCTCTTTTTTAAATCCAAGCATATCGTATCTATATGCATAGTTTTCTTCTACACCTTTTGCGTAAGGTATAGTCATAACTTGCTGGTTCCATCCGTATGCAACCGTGTCATAAAAAAACGTAGCCGCTGAATCACCATCTATATTTTTTTTAGTACCAACTAATGAGTATGGTTTTTCTTTAAATGGATTATCTGTTTTTTGACTATCTTCATAAAGTTTATCAACGTCAGCAATTGTATAATATAATTGTGGTATTGCTGGTTGTTTACTAGGTATTATAGTGCCTTGTCCTTCAACACCCTCTTCACTATCTGTTAATTTTTTTATGTTTCTGACAGCGCTGCTAAAAGGTAATGGAGCTATGCCAACCATACTTCCTAACGGACTATCAATAATTAATGATGGATCTGCATAATCAAAAGATCTTATGATAGACCCTAAACCCTGAAGGAACGGTAAGTCTCTGAAATAATCCACAGTTGCCACAGTAGCAGCTGAAACTAAATTTAGCCTATCTTCAGGATCATAAAACATTGTTTGATATTGAGCTGTACTTGCTGCAATACCTAAAAATGCACTCACTGGTTCTAAACCCTGGTAACTTACATAAACTAATTTACCATTCGGTAAACCAGTTTTTTCATTGTACATCGGCAACGGATCACCATCATCATCCGTTGGAAAACCTTCAGCTCTATATACTAAACTGTATGGCTGCCATCCTGGGGGCAACATTTTCTGCGCTGTTGCATCTCTTGGATATGATCCAGTTATCTGACCATTTACAGCGTACTCATGAAATATAGACATTGTCATTGCACCCAATGACATTTTACCCATAGCTCTTTGTTGCGCCCTTGCACCATTTTGCCCAAGTAAATTTTTTCTAATAGTACTGCTAGGATTTAACATAGAAGCAGCAATAACTAGTGGATGCCCTTCTCCTATCCTCAACATACTATTTGTTGGCGCCTTGGCAAAAGGCATCAACATTTTACCAAAAAAGTTTTTTCTAATACCTTTGGTAAATGATCCTAGTAATCCATCACCAAGATCATCTGTCATTGTTACATATCTAGCTGCATTATCTAGTTCGTCTGATTTATACTTTGGGTCTAACAAAGTCATCATAGCATCATCAACAGCGTCATCTATTGATTTACCTTTTGCTTTTGATGCTCTAGCAGTTCTTACAGCTTGTTCATATAACTCACCACGGCTTGAAATAACTCTCCAAAAATCATCAGCTGCTTGGAGAGCTGTACCTGGGTATCTAATTAACTTACCAATTTTATCAATAGCTTGACCAGCTGCACCTGATATATTTAATGTTTCAGAATCAATCGCCCTATAATTAGAGTTTTCAATTTTATTTAAAACATCAGCTGGAACGCCAGTTTCAAATGTTTTGCCCATAACAACATAGGCATCTCTTAATGATTTAGAATATCCATATACCCTGGCAAACAAATCTTCAAAATACACACCTTCAGGATTTACTTGCTTACCAACTAATCGTTGACCAGTTCTAACGCCAGTTCCTATACTAGCTGCCAACATATCTGCCATTAGATTGTACGTCATGAATAATGGCGTAGCTAACATATTTTTAAGATGAGTTGGCGCCCAACTTAGTAAACCATTTATATATACTTCTTGCCAAATATCACCAATCTTTTGATACCATGCACCAGCTACATATTTATTAGCATTTGCCTGACCACCAGTTTTAAGTGCGTCTAAATAACCTTTAGCCATATCTTGTGCTAATTTAGTGCCACCAGTTTCATCTAGTATAACTTGCGCTTGAACATCAGGAATATTAGTACCAGTTTTAATTCTAAATGATTGTAATGCCCTGGCTATTTCAGTTTGTGCGCCTTTTGCTTTCATTTGTATTCCAGCATGAATAGACATTTGGCGCCTGAATGCTACCAGGTCATTTGGACTTGCATCACCACTTTCAACCTTTTTAGCTAACTCTTCTAACCTTGCTGCTGATTTTTGTAACAAAACTCTTACAGCTGTCATTTCTTCAGCATTTAAGAGTTGTCCTGATTTTTTATTTAGTAGTTTTTTTGTTAGACCAATTTCATCAGCAAGTAATTCTGAAGCATTTGCAAGTGTTTTTTCGTTTGTTTGTATACCTCTTTTTTCTAATTCTTGTGGGTTTTTGTATATTTCACTAATTGAATTGATAGCTCTATTAACATCACTACCACTTTCAAAATTATTAAAATTGAAATCTAAACCAGTGTCACTTGTAATTAGATCTTTTTTTCTAATTTCTAAAAAGTCTAAGGCGTCACCCTCATTCGCAAGACCAGTTTGAAAATTTCTCATACCTTTTTTGGCAACTGTATTTACTTCTTCATCAGCTGCTTTTCTGGCAAGATCAATTAGATCATCTTCAGGTTCTATTGCTACTTTTGCCTGAAAGCCACCCTTGGCAAATCTTTCTTGACCTTCAGGTGTAAGTACTTTTTCAGATAAATCTTTCTGTACACCTTTGTAAGTTTCATCGTCTTTTAACAGACCTTCTACGGATGGTTCAGGAACTTTTTTTGTTGCGCCTGATCCTGACACACCAGTATCCATGCCGCCTTTTTGTCTGTTGAGTATTTCACCAAACAAACCAAATATTTCTTTTCCTAGTCCAGCAGTTTGAATGTTCTTGCTGACGTCAGGTCTTTTGTCGGCAAAATTAGTCATGCCAGTTGCGGACGCTTCTAGCGTTTGTTCTTCAGGTGTTGCCATGAGATCCTCAAAAAAAAAGGAGCGCCTAAAGCACTCCCACTATATATAGTCTTCTACCATATTTTAGGACATTTGTGAATTTTTTTCACTTGTCGGTTTGTTTGCAGATCCACTAACATACAACTCGGCAAATCCTTTGCCTGATTTTTTTGCTTCAATTTGTCTTCTAAGGTTTTTTACAATAAAAGAATTTTCATCTTTACCTTTTTGTAATTGCCTATCTAGTTGCTGTTCCAAAGTACTCATCGTATGATACTCCACCGTTGATCCATGTTGCAGATGGGTTCTTATAAACCACGGTCTTATATTGTACTACATCTGCAAAACTTATTCCATCTATTTTTCCTATTTCTTCTATAACATCTGCAAATAAGTCTTCTTTTTCTTCAAATATTTCTTTTGCCCTAGATGGATCAAATGCTTCATCAAACTCAGGTATGTACTGAAATCTAATACCAGTTAATCCAGCTGTTGGTTCATTACTTAAAGACATAATGTCAGGTCTATCTTTATACCTTGCGTCAGTAATAAATGTAAAACCATCAATTCCTCTAGCTCTAAGTGTGTTGGTAATTATCTGCGCAAAGTCTACATTTTGTCTGTTTTGAAAGTATATTTCTGCGCCAGGTCTAGCTCCTTCAGTTCCGTCAGCAACAACCTTTGATACAAAAACTGCATCCTGGTTAAATTTTTTGCCCATCTCAACAACTTTATCTGTCATAGCCTTGGGATTAAAATTTGTTCTTGTAACAACCTCAAAATTCAAAGATCTTTCCAATTCACCCATAAATTCGCCATATGTGTTATTAGCCTGGAAAGCCATAACAGTATTATCATTTTTAAGAGGTGCTGTAAGTTCTGCTGACAACTCAGCTTGTTGTATGTTTGTTGGAACATTGTCAGGTCTTTCTCTTGAAATACCTATTGTTGTTCTTTCAGGTGATCCTTCAAGAGTTTTTAATTCATCTGCTGCTTTTATTTTATCAGCTTCACTTGAAGCAGAACTATTAATAATTGATCTAAGCTCTTTTACTCTTTCAGGATTAGCTGACCCACCATACACACTTTCAAAGTCTAATGATCCACCCTCACCAGCTTTTGTTGTCCATCCGTTCTTAGTCCACTTTTCTTTTTCTAAAAACCATACAACTGCTTGAAGATCATCTGCGCCCATGTCACCAATATTTGGATTAAATGCTTTTATACCGCCCTCCGTATTCAATCTATTTGCAGCATCAGAAAATACCTCTTGACCAAAACCAAACTCAGATCCTATTTGTGGATTTTCAAAAGTACTTTTAGTTAGATGTTTACCAGCTACAGCTTTTTCTGCTGGTGGTGGTATTCTTGGTAATCCAGCAGCATCTCTAAGATATCTAGCCGCCCATACATCTATTGTAGCTTCATTACCAAAACCAATAAGATTACCAGTAAAGTTAATTGTTTTAGGAGCTTTGCCAGGTTTTATTTGCCTGAACATATCAAGTAAAGCTGTAGTGGCTGCTGGACTATTATTTCCAAATAATTTACCAGCTGCATTTCTTATAAGATCAAAATCAACATTTTCATCTTTTGCCATTGCAGTAAGTCTTGTTGAACTTAAATTACCATCTTCATCGGCAATCTTTTTATACATTTCAATTTGTTTGTCAAAATCACCACGGACAAAAGATCTTAGTACACCAACAGCATTTTCATAGTTTTGTTGTACGTTAGTCATTGCTGACGTTGCACCAATAATATCAGCAAATACATCAGATAAACCACCAAACTCTCTTCTTAGTCTAGATCTCATTGATCTATACCAATTAGCCTGGTTAATAATATCTATTGCAGCTTGATCACCACCCTTTGCTCTTTCAAGCACAGCGTTTACATCAGCAACCATTTTGTTTACAAGATTAGATTTATGAGTTGTAACAGCTGCTGCTTTTTTATCACCCTTTAATTTGTCAAAATTTCTAACATTGGGAATATGAAAAGCATATGCTGGTTGCTGCCATCTTATATCTATTGTACCTTTTTTATCAACTTTAAATGATGGGTTTTTACTATCAGCTGCAATATTTATTGGAAGCCATCCTTCACTTTCAGGGTATTCATTTTTTACTCTTAGAGCTTCGTCTCTAATAGTATTATACTCTTTTGTTGTTTTAGTATCTGCTTTTAACTTTGTTGTTTCTGCTCTTGATAGACGTTTGATTAAATCACCTATAACACCAGCTTCAGCTTCACTTGTTGCAGCCGAACCAGCTGCTACAGTGCCACCTTGTAAAACTCTTTTCCAAGGTATTTTTCTACCAATCCTAAATGCAGCTTCTAATAAACCACCTATGCCCATTCCCTCTAAAGATGACTTTGCAAGTTTAACAGCTTCAGGATCATCTTCGTATTTTGTAAACAAACCAACTAGCATTTCTCGCAATGCTTCCTGATCTTGTTGCTCAACGCCCTCAGGGTTTGACAATAACTGACCTACGAGCGTTTGATCGTTTGCATTAAAAGCAGTAGCATCAGCTATACCGCCCCACATTAATGACCTGGTAAAAGGATTTGCATTTGTAATTAATTTTACAAAAGAAGCAGCTGGTATTGCTGTTGTACCAAATTGAGATATAGCTTCTGTCAATGCGCCAGTAATTTGATTGTCATACGGTTTGGAAAGATACTCATTAAATTTTACATTTAAAGATTTTGGAATAAGTTGTTCTCCAAAATCTGTTATAGCCTTTATACCGCTTTGTAAAAAATCACTTCCCATAACTGGATTTTGTATATCAAAGCCAATTTTATTTAGACCAGCTGTTACAATATCAACTGGCGCACCAACAATTGTTGCCAGGTTCATTGGCGCTTCTGTCATACCTTTGACAGCACCTTTTACAGTAGCACGCCCTATTGTTCCTGGTATTGATTCAGTTTCATTTACAACTGGCTCTACTTTTTCTTTAGGCTTATTAACAACACCAATATTAAAAAAAGCAGCTGTGTCTGCTGCTTCATAATTATTTTCTATTTGGTCTAAATAACTTGTCATTGGATGCTATCAATCCTAAATTTTTTGTAAGTTAAAATTTCTCTTCTAAGATTTTGTACAAGCAAATCACTTGGTCTAAACAATGTTGGATTATTTTTCATATAATCTAATGTTGATTGGATTGGTTTGTTTTCATCAAAAACTATTTGATTTGGTAGCATTGAGTTCATGCTCGTTAAATAATCAACAGCTGTTTGTTTCATAGTTTTACGAAACTCAAGTTCTTTTTTACCATAAATTTCTTTTGCTTTTGCAATAGTGTTTGCATAAGTAATCGGTTTATTTTCTGCGTTTTGTGTAAGTTTCCATTCAAATAATTCATTTTGAGCATCATCAAACATAAGTTGTAAAGATTTACCAGCTGCACCGCTAGTATCTGCATTTTCATTATAACTTAATTTTGTTCTAAAATATTGTTTTGCGTCTCTAAATCCATCATTTATTTCACTTTGAACGCGAGTCATAAATTTTCCAAAATCACCATTATTAAGACCTGATGAATTATTTATTACAAGAGATGCTGTTAAAGTATTATTTCTATCAGCTGCGGTAAGTAATTGAATAACACTTCTATCAGACGCACCTGATTTTGTTTCAGCTTTTTGTATTCCTAACATAATTTCTGTTTTTTTAATTTTATCTATTGAATCATAGTATCCTCTTGATTTAAGTATTTGATGATTTTTCTTTGCGCTTTCAACTTGGTTTGGATCATTTAAATCAATATTGATAACCTTGGCATAAATACCATCGTTGATACCTTCTAATTCTTTTTCTTTATCTTCTTTTGCTTGTTCACGATCGTTGTCAAATTCTTCAGCTGCTTTTAGTATTCTGTCACGCAGTTTTGTTTTATCGCCTATAAGATTAATAGCATTATTTAAAATTACATTATCACTTTTGCCATCTACTATTTCCATAGCCACAGCCATAGCACTCGGTGACTTTTTCATTTCTTTCAAAACTAATCCATCAACAAGCATTTCAGCAGATTTATCAAAAGCTGTGGTGTATTCTTTTGAGCTGTAGCTACCACCAGTAAGAGCTTTAGTTAAAATACCTGGATTGTTTATATTAGTAGAAAAAACCTTTTGAAAGTTTTCATTAGCTGTTCCAAAGTTATCTGCATTTATGATTGCATTTACAGCTTCATCCGTGCTGCCAGATATATTTGCTTTGTTTACCTCAATAATTCTAGAATTGTTTTTTTTGACATAATCAATAATTGCAGAACTATAGACCTCTTGACCTATAGACATAAATCTTGATTGTGATTTTTTAGTACTCAAATAAGGTTTACCAGTTGTAGGATTTATTTTTATACCCATTGTGTATTGTTTGAGTATTTGTCGCATCTTTCCCCTGGCTTCATTTTCAGCCTGGATAGGATTTTCACTTTGCAATGCTCTTGATTTTTCCAACTCAAACTCTGCAACAATAGCTTTTTTTGCTGTATTGACTTCGGTATCAGTTTCTATCTCTAGTTTTCTCATACCTATCTCAGTAACAGTATCACCAATATCAGCTATAGTTCTAGCTACAGCTGTAGCTGCATTCGGATTTAGACTTGCTGTTAGACGCTGTCCGCCACCACCACGGATACCAAAACCAGTTTGTTGTTTATATGTAGGAACTTTCATTTAACGCATACCATAAGTTGTGGCAGCTCTTCCTAAAGCTGCTATCTTCATTGCTCTTGCTTGTTGCTTTGCTTCGTACAATGCAAGTTGTCCTCGAAGCCTTTCATTTACAGCATTTTCTCTGTAATCACTTGCTGTAGCAGCTGCCTGGCGTCTTTGATTTTCGTTATCTATTTCAAAGTTCAAAGCATTATTAAGTAAAACATCAAGAGCTGATCCAGTTATAGCTACATTGTTTTTACGCATTGCCATAGCTGACGCATCATTCAATCCTCTAAAATCATTCCTAAATTTTACAGCATTCCTGGATGCATCAAACAAAGCCATTTCTGCTTTTTGTTCTGCTACCTTTGCATTTCTATCAGCTATCTGTTTGTTATATCGCCCAGCTTTTTTTGTGCCGTCAGCAGCCATAAATGTTGCAGCTGTTGATACTCCAGTACCAATAGCCATAAGTGTAGCAGCTTCTAATCCCATTATGTCACCTTACTAAATAAAATATGATCTCTGCCATCAGGACTAAATTTCCTAACAACACCCTCTTTTTGCATTCCGAGAAAGGCTATCCATCTATTTGCTCTATCCCAATCATGCCTGATATGAGCTTGTACACGATGTAAATTATTATCGCTCATCAATACATCTAAATATTTTTTTACGACCCTGGTAACCATTATAGGCTTATCATTTACTATATTAGTTCCAAGAAACCATGCTTCGCCAACACCATCCCATATTGGATATATACCACCTGAACAAATTATCTGACCATTTAGAATACCAGTAAACGCCATATTCTTTACGACCATTGGCTCAACAAATCTCGATACTTCAATTGGAGGTCTTATCTTTTCATCATTTACTGAACCACCTAATATTTCTTTTGCGTGGTCAGATTCAAAATCAACAATAATCATTTATCAAAAACAGATACCGTTGGGAATATAGCTAGTATTGTCATTGGTAATGGCTGGTCTTGCTGAATAACGATCGTTGCATCATCATCGTACCCACCTCTAAATTCTACGGTTTTATCTCCAGTAAATAATGGTGTTGCTGTATCCATTGCATCTCCTGAATCTCTAAATGGCACAACATCTAATTCACTGGTAGATGTACCAACCTTTAATCCTACTGATCTAAATAGTCTTACTGTAACTTCTGATATTCTTTTGACTTTGCCTTGAGAACTACCCAAAGCACTACCACCGTCAACTCTAAGTGTTTCTACCTTACTTGTAAAAGGCAAACCTATGTGTGCTTTTGTAACAGAACGCTGGAGCGTAACAGCGCCTGAACTTACAGTGACGTTTGGATGCACTGATCCATCTGCTAATACTGAAACAGTTTGACCTTCTAAATGGTCTAGACCTGATATAGTTGTTGCAGCGCTGCCTGAATATGTTAGTCCACTATCAACAAAGTATGCATCTGTAATATCAGATCCAAAATCAAATCCTGACATTCTTTCAACATATCTTTTTGTTGCTCCACCTATTGTCCTTTTTACAATTAAATAAACTTCATCTTCGTCTAGATCGCCAGGTATAACTGCCACTGATTCAACAACTGCATTGCCTGATCCGAATGCACCACCTATAATATGCCTATGCCATGCAACAACTTGCTCTTCTCTTCTATATGTCATGCATGATAGGACGCCGTCTGATCTAACCGTCCATGCAACGCTGTCAGGCTCTTGCTGATAAGCAAAAGCTGTAATACCGCCCTCTGTTATATGTTCAGCTAAAATAGTCATGTCAGGCGCTACATAGCTATCTGATTCATTACTGAATACTAATTCACGCAGTTTTCTTTTAGCACGCTGTAAAAACAATGTAGCATTACCAACTTGCATTGGCTGGATATCTGCTGATCCATATGTTGTTTGTTGTTTGATCTGCGTGTTGTTTGGCTTCAATGGTTCGTCAAAACCTGACGCTCTAACAATAAACTCACCACCGCTAGTGCCAACTATTAGCTGCCGTCCTGATGCCAAGTATCTAATTACATTTACCTCATTAGATCCTATGGTATAAACCAAACCGTCATCATCATTTGTACCACGCTCAAAGTTTTCAAAATCACCGCTTTGTGAAAAGAATATTGTTTGTGGTTGATTGCTTGTTCCAGCAAATACAAGTCGCTGCTCATAAAATGCCACAGCTGCTGGAAAACCAGTTGTTTCTGAAAACGCACCTAATGAAAAATTACTATCTGCAATAAGATCACCAGTAAGAGTAAAACTACTACCAGCACTTTCATTTGCCAGGTCAATGCCAGGTGCAAGCGTCAATACTGTATCAGTTACATCAACTATAAGTTTACCTGATGCATTATTGCTAGATGTACCACTTATGGTAATCTTCATACCATTTTCAAAACCCTGGGTTATAAAATTACCAGCGCTGTCTTCTATTCTATCATTATGCTCTAAACCAGTTGATGATGGATCACCTTCATGAAACGATAACGTACTAGCTGCATATGTAGGCATTAACTCTGATCTACCGTCCTCTAGCTCTTGTACGGTCGCTGTAACCGATGTAGCGCTACTAAAGTTAGTTATCTTAGCAAAACCTTTATGCAGCTTCACAAGGCGTCCTACGTCCGTAGAAACAAATGTACTTGCACTAGCAGTTATTGTTACACTGCCAGTTCTACCATTAGCTGTTAATGTAGTTGTTGTCAGATTTTGATCTAACATTGCCCCACGCTGTAGATCTACCTCAGTAACTGTCCATGCAGTATGGCTTGTCCTGGTAATCTTTCTAGGCGCATGACTTGGATGAGCTATGTACATAACGTCAGCTGTTTGAGCAAACTTAATCTGATCTAACTGCGCTGTGGTGTAAGGCGTTGTAAATTCTACTGGACTACCACTTGATACAACAATGCCGCCGTCTTTATAAACTCTAAAATATTGATTGCCAAATTCAAGTATATACGCTTGTTCAACATTAAACTGAAAAGGTATTAACCTGGTTTGTGCAGAGCTTGTTTTAACCTCTCTAATAAATTGTGTTCCTGGTCTTCTGCCTAAACCGCCATGTGGTTGTACTAAAAAATTTTCTATTAGTTGTGCTGCGTTATCATAACGTCCTAGATCAGTTCTACCAGTTAGCCTGGGTGTAATCTCACCTGACGTAAAATTTTGTTTTGCAGCTGTAATCTTTGCCATTACAACCTCGATGCAAGGAAGATATTACTTTCTGCTACTGTCAAACTAGATTCATTATTCATGGTTGCTGGTGTACCTTCATTAGCATCAACAAACCTAGCTTCAACAAGTTTAGCTTTGTACATTGTATTGAGTTGCACCATAAGATTTGCGCTATTGACCAGGGCATAACAGATATCTGCTGCAAGTTTAGCTGATATAGCTTCTATTAATAACTGATCATATTCATTTGGATCTTCAACTCTTGCCACATAAAGCATTTTTATTTCTGTTGAATTAGCTAAAATCTTACGTCCTTCAACTTTATAAACTAAATCTTGATCTTGGAGTTGTAGAACACGCAAACAAAATGGATCTGTTGGAAGGGTGAATTGATTAGAAAAATCAAAGTCAGGAGTTTCTGTGTCAGGAGCCAGTGTTACTCGTCTTAGAAGACAATTCCAGGGATGAGATCTAAATGTTGCATCTCTTACAAAATTATATCTTTGATTACAAATCCTGGCAGCTTTACTATCTTCAGTGAGATCTAGAATATTAGATGCACCAATTAAGTTCAAAGCTGAATTACATATATCAACAACACTAGCCATAATAAACCTTTTGAAAAAAAGGGGCAGCGTTAACTGCCCCCTAGTTAATTAATCTAATGCATAAAGCATAGTTAATTCGATTGTACCAGTTGCAGCTGCACCAGCTAGTGTAACTGTTACTGGGTAACCATCCTGATTAGCATCAATCTCAATACCTGATCCTAATGCTAATGTAGCCGCTACATCAGCTTTACCAGCTGAAGCAGACGAAGCTGCTGCCTTAAATTCATCGGCATCTAAAGCAACTGTTGTACCAGCAGCATTTACATATGCGCCGTGACCAACTGCTAAAGTTGTGCTTGAACCCAATGCATCATGAGCAAGAGAACCAGTGATGATTCTTGCGCCGTCAGGAAGGATAAACATTTCAATGACATCACCAGCTGAAAGTGATGATGCTTCATAAACGCCGTGAGCAATACGAACTCTGCCACCTAATTCGTTAGCTTTGTTCTTAACGGAAGGAACTGCTCTAGCGTTAGTTCTTTGAGTAGAATATACTGTAGCCATTTATCTCTCCCTTACTCTGAACACTTAATTTCTATTACTTTTTCTTCTTCCATGCGAGTAGCTCCCATAGTCATGCAGTAATAGACTTGTGTTGCGTATGATTTATCAGCTCTTACATCAATCCTTGCTTGAGGTTCTTTGCCAAGAGCCACCTTCATTCCATCTTGCGCCCAGGCAAATACTCGTCTATCAGAGCTACCATCAACTGGTAATCTGTTAGAAACGATAAATTCAAACCCAACGAAATTGCTTATCGTTCCAGTTGATAACGCTCTCACAGTATTAAAGTCGGCGCTAGTGACTGTTGTTGAGTTTAACAAATCACTGATTTGCTTTGGGGATACAACGATGTATCTTGCGATTGATGGATCAACAGAATTTTCATCTAGCTTCTGTTTTGCTTCAACTAACTTAGCGATTGTAAGACCGCCTGATCCTGAAGCAATTTGATTGCCTGATGGAAATGATGTTGTAGAAGATCCATCTTTTCCAGTTTTAGCATCACCAAACATTGCAGCAATGATAACGTCATCCATCTTTCTGCCCATAGCAGCTGCTGCTGCCCTGGCGTAAGTTGATGTAGGATCAATCAATAATCTGATTTTATCCTGGTCATCGATTAAAGTAGCATACTCATAATCTGACATTGTGACCATACGTCTTTCATGAGGTGTTTCAACCAAAGGTGTATCAGCATTCCTTGTAGTTTTTTCTACAGCTGCTGTTGATCCAACTTGGTCGAAGAAAGCCTTCTCACCATTAACAGTTTCAATATCTACGGTGTTTCGTAGAAGTGATCCCATTTGTTGTGAGAGAAGCTGAACATTCGATGAAAATTGATTCACGAATGCGGTAGTTATCTGATTAGCAGACATTTACATTCTCCATAAAAATTAAGATTTAAGTTTCTACGATTGGCTATCTGCTTGCGCAGACCATCTATTACTAAGGGTAATTACTCCACCTTACGCAAAGGTATGTGCTATGGGGCATATAGCTTATCCATAGATTAACCCATCACTGGGTATAAAAAAAACTTGTATTTATTTATAAATTCTGTATTCTTTTTTTTGGCTCATTAAAAAAATGTGCTTTTAAAAAAAGAGTAAGGCTTAGACAATGTCTAAGCCTTTTTTTATGCAGCATCACCAGTTAACATCCCATTGAGCTGTAAAGCACGCTGCACAACTCTATTATGATCAGGATGTTGTTTATCCCAGTACGGTGTACCAGGCGCCATAATGCTATTTAATTCTTGTTGTACTTCTTCTGTAGCCATACCAGGAACATTGTCTCTTCCTGAAAAACTATCTTCTCCAATTTTCTCAGCTATGAACTGACCTATGTTTGAAAACATTTCAATGAGCATTGGATTGTCACCAATCCTAGTGCCATCAGCTAATTTCATTTCTGTTATGGCATCCTCGTCACTACCAAAAAAACTTACAACTTCATTGCTGTAACCAATATTTTTTTCATATTGATCACCCCATTCATTTTGTAAATCTTTTTCTAGACCAACTCTTATCTGCTCTATTTGCTCTTCTGTTTTCTCACCCATTGTATCTATATATCCACCATATTCAGTTAAGATATTTTCAGCCTGGGTTTGTGTTAATCCGTTTTTATGTGCAAGCTCTCTAAAGAAAGTTACACCTTCATCACCTATAACCTCATTGCTTGATAGCTCATAGCCGTCAGCTGTATCAGGTCTACCTATCTTTGAATAGAAACTATCCATTTCTTCAGGTGTTGTGTATTTGCCTGGTATAGCAACTTTATCTGCGCCAACCATTTTTTGGGCATTGATAAGAGATTTAGCCATACCATTGATATCTTTATATGTAGATAAACTTGGATCATCTCTTATTGATTCATCAATGTGATCTCTAAAATTAAATTCTGTTGTTCCTTCAGACGCTGCTTGTCCAGTATCTACTGGGGCATCCGCTACCTGATTTTCTTCAGACATTTATAGCTCCTTCTTGTTCTATTGGTTTTTTATCTTCAATCATGTTGTTAATAAACACCACAACTGACCTTTGACCTTCACGGTATATTGTCTCATCACTATTTGGCACGAAGGTAGAAGACTTGTAACTAAACCTAGTTTCTAAATCTTCTAAGACCTTCTTACCTTCAGCGGAGGAGAACAATTCTTTAAATAAAACTCTTAGCTGTTCAGGACTACTCATCACCAGCTACCAAATTCAATACTGCTTCTTGTGCTTCAGGACTTACATCATCAGCTGCTCTAAGACCTGGCGCACCTTCACCAGCTGCTTTTGCAAGCATAGCTGTCCTCTGATCAGCTGCCATTTGAGCTTGCATTTGTTGCTTCTGTTCGCGGATTGCAGCCACCTCTTCTGCCCCTCTAACCACACTGGCTGGTACTCCAGTAGTTTTGATTATGTGCTTAGCTAATCCATCAACATCCAAGAAATCAACCACATTAGGATCAACTTGCATAAGAGGTGCAAGAAACTGAAACAACTCAAGTGATGCCTGAATATCACCCTGACGTTGTGCTTTAGCTAGTGGTGATACATATTCTATATCTATTTCATTACCAGCCATAGTTTCAGGAGCTGGTGCAAAACCTTTTTTCTTTGATATTAAATTAAATATTCTATCAATAAGCGGTCTTAGTAATTCTGATTGCAGCCTACCAGTAAGCGGTGCAAGTATTCTCATTTTCTCTGTAGATTTTTGAATCACTTCTGTTGCTGTCATTCCTGGTCTATTACCAGTAACTAACTGATCTACATAAAACGCAGCTCTAATTGCTGTTCGTCTTTGTTCTAACTGGTTTTCACCTAAAGGATTATTAGCGCCAATATTCAGTGGCTCAATTCTATCCCTAGTGCCTGATCGGTAAAAATTCAAACCGCCTGGAACGGTACGAACTGGAAGTATAAAACCATCATCAGGTACTAGAAGGGGAGGATGGATTTGCAATTGAGCCGCCTGAATAACTGCTTTGGACATTTCATTCAGCATTTTTATGTCAGCCAAAGCTGTCATAGCTGGTGATCGTCCATAACCATTTTCATATGATGCCTTGCGAAATCTAGGAACCATATACGGAAACTCATCAAATCCACTTTCAGATATAATCTTTTTATCACCAGGATCTAAATATATAGATGCCACTGGTTTATTCTTTGCATCAATCTTAACAGTGTCTCTTTCGTATCTTGGCATCACTACATGAAGCAGCTCAACCATATCATACGGATCATCCTGGGATTTTTTCAAAAGTCTTTGTGTTATATTCTCTTCACCAAACTGCGCCACAGCTGCCCTGGCTGGCATTTTGAACTCACGAAATACTGTATCAACTCTTCCAAACTCATCTTCAGATACATAACATTCTGATATGTGCCTGGTTGAAAATCTTAATGTACCTTCTTTGTCAGTATCAACAAACATTACAGCTGTGCCAAAAGTAACCAGGTCAAAATATAATTCATTAATAGCTTCATGAAAATTTGATCTACCGATCTCAACATACATTGTATCCGTTGCAGCTTCTAACCATTCCTTTGATGTATCGTCAGTTTCAAACTCATCGTCAGTATAACGAAGACTAAACCAGGGCGTGCCTGAATTAGTCAACATTCCATGCATACTTGACGCCATAAGTTCAGCTGCGAACTGGGCAGTACCATCAAATATACGCTCGGTGTTTTTATCACCATGCGTTCTTTTTTTGGTAATGTTACCCTTGTTCGGCGCAACAAAGTCACCGATTTCTTGCCAGTGACTTTCCCAGTTACTTCTGTATGTCTTCAGGCTGCCAAACCTTTTCATCAATACGGCAGCTCTTTGATCAATCTCAGCCATTAATAGTTCCTTTTATTTTGTCCTAACAAACTTGGCTTTTCTGTTGGCGCTTCTTCAAGCAATCCCTGACCACCAGTTACCCTGGCTGCCATTTGCCCCCTCTTCCTAGCTTGCGCAGTTTTTACCCTCTGCTGCTCTTTTGATCCTTGAGGTGTAATTGTAGGCTCAATCGGCGGCGGTGGAGGTGGCGGTGGCGGCGGTGGTGGTGCTTTAGGTCTTAAAAATCCCATATCATACTCCTACTTGTTGAAAAGGGTTGTAATCCATTTCGGCATGAATTTGCGGCGGTCTACTACTCTTAACCGCTTCTTTGATACCGACCGCCGTGTAGCGTAGCGCGTCAGCGAAGTGCGAAGACCAATCGTGTACTGGTGTAGTACGGAAACTACGCGCTCTTTCATTATACCCACGGTGATACTGACGGAGCGCCACCAAGCCTTGCTTGCACTTTTCAGCATCGAACCAACTCCTGGGTATCAGCATCTGCGCTGCGTGTAATCCATCTTCTAAGGGTAGCTTTGGTACAACCCTGAAATTTAATCCTAAATCCCATGCTATCTCCCTTCTAGATTTACCTGATCCAAGTTCACGCACCTCAATATCATGCGGTGCAAAGTGATCTCCATATAAATAATTCTTCTTAGATAAAACACTTACATAATGGGGCAATCCCTCACCCCTATTCTCATAACAATCTATAAAATGAATAGCTCTACCAACTGATTGTACAAACCAAATAGCTGTACTATCACCAACACCTAAATCCCAAAACGTATCCACCTTTACGGTTGGATCATGAGGAACCTTCGATATGCGCCCCTCTTCCATAGCTGCTTCAAGCTCTTTACCAAAAATGGCACCTGGTACATTGGCAACCCATGAACATTCATATTCCTGGGCATACTGATCACTCGTCATAGCTTCTTTAGCACTACGCAACTCAGTAGCATTCAATATAGCTGTATCACTAGCCTTATGTACCGCCGTATACCAATCATCATTATTAGTCGCTTGTTCATACATTTCAAAAAATGCATTCTGACCTTTTGGCGTTCCTACAAAATAACAAAAACCTTCACGATCAGATAGCGCTGGTCTAATAACTTCAGGAAATACCTTTTCAGGCATATCCGCT